CTTTAGCTTCATGCCCATAGCCCCGTCAGCGTAGTCAAGAGGTTTCACCATCTGGTTACCCATAGAAACTTCAGGGAAACCAGCAGCCAACATAGCTTGCAGTGTCTCGTCGTCTTTGGGGACGAACATCATGTTGTACTGACCTTGTGTCTTCTCGTGGTACTCAGAGTTGTCCATGTTGTCAGGGAAGATACGGGCATAGTAAGCTTTGCCTTCGAATACACCGTACTTAGTTGTTTGTTTATTAGCCATTTTTGCTTCTCCATATAGCGAGTGAGACTGTGATATTCTTAATCAGCAGCCATGTCAATAGTAAAAGAAAGGGAGTTAGTCCTTTAACGATAGGAAGTAACTCATGTAGTTCAGGTGCTGGATAATGTGTCATCAGTGTGTATCGTACCAGTTAGCGCCGATGTCAGTTGAACCAGCTAAGGGGCACATCATACCGAATTTTACCCCTGTGTCAACAATAGATTGACGTTGTATCTCACCTAATTTCTCAGCAACATTTATGTCTCCTTTCACTTCTGTTTGCCATTCGTCGTGAGGCCAAGTACATAGCTTGAAGTCTAAGCCTTGTGCCTTAGCTTGCTTGACCCATTGCAGTGCTGCGTGTTTCATGATGGTTGACTCACCATTCTGCAACATACCTGCCAGTGTCTTGTGTTGGGAAGGGACTACTACCCTACGCCCATCGTACCCTTTGAACCACCCACGTCTTGCGATGTAGGGGACCATCTCGTTCTTAAGTTTAGCCAACCCTTCAATAGAGTTGGTAAAGTTTTCTACTGCCTGTGCTGCTTCCTTGGAGTTGACACCTAGGATTTGTGCAACCTTTGCGTTACCTGCGCCCAGCAGGAAGGCGTAGATGAATGTCTTAGCCATGTCTCTGGTGACATGTGAGATACCTAGAGCCTTGCGGTTCAGGTTGTGGATGTCGGTTTCGTCCTCTTTCTTGCCGCTAATGATAGCGTGTACGTACTCTTCGGACTTCATCAGGTCAGCTAGGATGCGAAGCTGGATGCCCTCAGCATCTGTACCTACCAAATAACTGCCCGCAGGCACACACCAGAGCTTACGGAACGCACCATCGTAGGCGACCTTCACCGCCTCTACTGGTGTCTTAGCTACACCGTGGAAGGCTGATGGTACGTTAGCTTGGTTAGGTGCGGAGTGTGCCATACGTCCTGTCCATGCTCCGATGTGTGTGAACCTACCGTGGATGCGGTGGTCGTCCTCGTTGTAGTGACCCAGCCATTCGACTAGGGATGATGCACGACTAGCCAAGGTCAGCCACTCAGCAAGGTTCTTAGCACCTACTGGGGCGTGGTCAGGTAGTGTGTTAAGGTTAGCCTCAGATAGGGTCCAACCATACTTGGCGAACTTAGCGCCACGCACCTCTAGGTCTCTTGGCTTGCTTGACTTCTCTGTCATGGTCGATATGTCCTTTCGTCTTTTCATAAGGTGTCCAGCCTGCTTCCCATAGCCTGTCGATACGTTGCTTAGGTGAGCTAGGTTTGAAGGGTACTAGGTCGTAGCAGACCAGCTGGTTAGGCATGACAGAGCTATCTATCTTAGTCATAGGGTACTTCTCACGGGCCTTAGATACATTTGTGTATACACTGCCATCTGCCTTAACCTTAAACTGTATCCTGTTTACTTCCTCCATGGTGGGTGGGAAGTCTTTCTGGAAGCCCTCCTCTAGCTCGTGTAACCTAAGTTCAATCTCGTCTAGCATCTGGTTAGCCGAGTCTTCATCGAAGTAGAAACCGTTGTTAGTCATGTCCTCACACAGCATCTGTATCTCATGTTCACACGTGATACTCTCCTGCCATGCTTGATCCTCATAGGTCTTGATGAACTTGCTGAACAGCTTCTTGGTAACTGTTACGTCTTGGTGGCAATAGTCAACCATCTCCTGTGTCAGAACCTCAAACCCTTTGAAGTCTAGCTTGAAGTCACCTAGTCGTTGGCCCCATGCCCGTAAGCTATGGCCCCCTTGGATACCGAAGTCGATCAGGCGTGACAGGATCAGAGTGTCAACTACATCGTCGAGGCGGATAGCTTCTAAGCCTAGTATCTTATTGATCACTGGCACATCGAAGCCAATCCCGTTGTGAAAAACAAACTTGTTGTAGCTCTTGAGGTAGTCAAGGAAACGATCACGTTCCTCAGGGATGGTGTCGATGTTAAGGAACTGCTGCTTATCTCCCGTCTTGTAGTCCTCAGAACACACTACCCAGATACGTGTCGCATTGATGGCGTCAGTTTCAATGTCAAGTATCAAGTAGTTATTCATCGTCATCTTCTCCGAATAAAACATAGGATACGTGCAGCACTGCCATCCAAGGCCATACGAGAGAGTGAAGTAGAACTTTATTATCACTATGGTCAGTATCCGTTACATAGAGTAAGCCTTTTGTCAGCATGTAGTAATTTAGGATACCTAAGAAGTAGAGTACTGCTGCCACCGACGCCATGATGCTCATTAAATGTCTCCAAATGATTCTGACAACATGAATGTGTCAGGGTTAAAGTTAAGTTGACCTGCAAAACCTGTTGGACCTACTGGTCTGTTCTTTGTGACCAGAAGCTTCGTCGTGTTTCGTTCATTCACATCCTCAGCCATCTTATTACGTTGTAGTTCTACGACAACTGATGCACGTTGTTCGATCATGCGACAGTATTTGATAGCACCATCATCGTTGGTATGTCCAATGGTAATGATACCGACACCTAACTCAGCTGCAAGCTTAGACAAGCGTACCGCTAGGTCAGACAGGAACTGTTCCTTACTTTCATCTGCACCTAGGCTGGCTGCGATGTCTTGGATTGGTTCGAAGAACACGTACTTAACACCACACGCCTGTGACAGGTAGCGGATGTGCGACAGGATTTCAATCGGGTCATCGTTATCATTAAGGAAGAACTGGTAGAACTTCTCACGTCCTGTCAGCTTAGTAATAGCCTCACGTACTAGACTATCCAGTCCATTCTCTTCGATGATGTCAGGCCGTGTTACGTTGTCGCCAATCTCGTATGACACCAAGCCTAGCAGGGTGCGTAGTTTTGTTTCCTCCATGTGCCATGCTGCGATGGGAACGTCAGGGTAATTCTTCAAGATGTTGTATTCCAAGTAGCGCATGAACTCAGTCTTACCTATACCTGTCTGTGCCTTGAACACTGTGAAGTGTCCCTGCATCAGACCTAGGCACAGTGCATCGAAGTCCTGAATACCAGTCTCAATGTACATGTGGTCTTCATGGTTCTCGTAAAGCTTAATGAAGTCATCAGTGCTGTTGTAGATGTTCTCAGGTGTGTACTTCTTAGCATGGAACCACGCCTGAAAGAACTCAGTCTTCTTACCTGCCTCAAGGAACTCATTGGCATCCTTGTAGGTGTCGTGTTGCATACGGTACACCTTGTTGGGGTACAGATTAGCGATGCGCTGGGCAATAGAGTTACCTGCGTCGTCATGCTCAATTGACAGAACGATCTTATCAAAACTCTTGAGCCACTTGTCCACGTTAGCCCATAGCTTGTGACTAGGGGTGGACGAAGGGAGTGACACAAACGCAGCTGGGTACTTGTCGTTGTTACACATCTGGTAGGCAGACATGGCGTCTAGCTCACCCTCTGTGATCGTCACTGTCTTACAGGACCCTGCATTCCACAGGTTCATGCCAAACAATTCATCTGACTTGAGGTTCTTAGCACGAAAGTCCTTAGGCATGAACCGTGTCTTAATACCACCTGATGGGTACACGTACTCTTGTTTGACTACCTTGTTGCTAGGGTTGACGTAGGTCTGAGCCTTATAGAAGCGCAGGGTGGCTTCTGACAAACTACGTACTGACCGATAGGTAGGCGTCAGCAACTCCTTTACTACTGGCTCCTCATTCTTGTGAACTAACTGCATGTGTGGTCCTTCATTCCATTCGTTTGCTTTTGTAGGGTACTCACCATCAGCCCAGTCTGTCAACACCTTCATCTCTCTTGGGTACTTAAGGTCACATGAGTGACACTTACCTGACATGCTTACGGTGTTGTAGCTAAAGGCATCTGAACTTAAACATTCCTGATTTGGACATGGTTGACGTGAGACCCATCCGATATTTTCTTCTTGCATTGTAACTTTCCTCTTGACTGATGTGGAAATACTTGTATCCTGCGGATGTGCCCGCCAAGGGTGCATATAGGTATTGGTATTAGTATATCCTTAGGACTTAACCGTAGACCTCACTACTATACACATCCTTAACATAGTCTATAGCAATCTCTAGGTCATCCTCAGGAATTACTACTTCATCTCCATCCCAGTCAGTACCTGCGATAACCTTAAAGAATGGTTGTGTTCCACTCTTTAGATCACCCTTGCTTAGAAGCGTAAGGATAATCTCTACGCCTCCAACCTCTACTACGTATTCATCTAACATCTGTTACTCCATTTTCTTTTAGTAATGTAAGTTCCACTAGGTAAGTCCAGTGCTGTCTTGATATCAAACATTTGTTGGGGTGATATGGCGATTACGCTACAGTACTCCCCGTCTTTGTCTGCCTGCCTAAGATAGACTACGTCCTCAAATAGTAGTACCTCAACATCATCGTGAACACCTCCTTGGTCAAGGCTGACGATAGTGCAACTCTCCCCGTTGTCTGTATCCATCTCAATTGTAAACATTACGTTTTTCTTTCTTCATGTTGAAGGATGTAAGCACCCTCTGTTGTCTGCATAGATGCTACAAGATCATACCACTGTTGCGGAGATAGGATCAGACTGTGCATGTTTTCGTGATCATCATACTGTGTTAGGTACACTACATCATCAAACATCACTAGCCTGACATCGTCCCCTGTAGTGATCACTGTGCCGTGTACCCTGTACTTACCTAGTCCATCAAGGGTGGTGACAGTAACACTCTCCCCTTCGTCTGTGTCGAGTTCTACTGTAAACATTACGTTGCTCCCTAATCTAGTTCATACATCTTAGGCATTCTGAACACCCTGTGCAATAGTCTTCCAAGGGATACACCCTAGTTGTTGTGGTCCCTCTGGCAGGTCATCTATTAGCCAGATACCAAACTTGTCAGTGTCTAACGTGAGGTACTTCAACGGGTCATCCTCCTCTACTGTCTCACAGTTAGTGTCTAGCCATTCCCGACATACCTTGATGTACTCATTCCGCTGAGACAGAACTTTATCGTGAGAAAGCTCAGGTTGATCACAGGCTATCATGTGAATTAGCTGTTTAGCAGTAAGTGTTTTTGTGTAGTCACTCATCTGTCAAAGCCTCCCAAGATACAGGGAACAACTTTGACATCTTCTCACTGATCTGATTTGCTACAACACGGGTTTCATACTGTGTATCTGAGGCACATCGTAGCTGACACATGGCTGCGAAGGCATCCAAAGAACCTGACCAGTACCACTCCGTCATAGTAGACTGAGGGAGGACCATACGGGCTTGCTCAGGGGCTACCCCTGCTTTCAGTAGGGCTTTGTATGCGCAAAGGGCTTCGTAGGGGCTGTCCGATACAATCGAATCGTCTAGTGTACCTAACGTAACATCACCTTCACTGCCCTGCTTTTTGTCAGCACTACGTCCACGCCATACGTCAGGCGCATAGAACTCAGGCTCATCATCTACATACCTACGGCTGATCTCATTCCACCGCAGGAACTTATGTTTCACTAGCTGTCGTGCCACAAAGATCGGGGCCTTGACGTGGAAGGATGCGAAGGCATGGCCGAAGGGTGACGTGTGCTTGTGCTTTGCTAGGTAGTTGATCAGATTGGCGTCCTTCTCAAGCAGCTGCAATTGCAGTGCCTCAAACTTCCAATGGGATTTCTTACCAAACGACACCCGTGCGGCGTCGACTACTGACAGGTCGCTGCCCATGTGGTCTTTGTATGTTGCTTTAATCATTAGAAAGGGACCTCCCCTGTAATTGGATCACGTGGATCATTGTAAACATTTACTACTTTCTTGATTGGTAACGTATGTGTTACCCTCTTATCAATGACACCCATATCTGCTAGGTGCTTCCTCATTTCATCTGTCATTTTCTTACCTTCCAGTTAGTCCAACAAAACAAACAGTGATCCTTTCCTAGCACTCTGTCAATAGCCTTGACACAGTTAGCTTTGCCGTCCCGTTGTCTCTGGTAATTCCTAGCGCTAAAGGTCTGGTTACTCCTGCCCCCTAGGATCACGTTGATCAGGATCGACAGGGCTATGCCCACTCTAAACAGATAAGCCATCATGTTTCTAACCTCTGTATTCTTGCTCTCCCTTTGCCAAGATTTAGGGAATACTTTTCTGCATCCTCTTGCTTTGTGAAGGATTTATAGGCGAACAGGAAACCTGTCTTGTCGTATAAATTTACCATCCACATCATATCTGCCCCTTCCCGATACCGCCTGACCAATCGTCACAAGGACTTTCAGAACATAACATTTCCAATTCTTTCCTAGCCTCCCTGATCCAAAGGCAGTTCATTCCCACCTCTGCTGAAACCCACGACGGCCTGACACCTGTTCCATATTTGGCTTCGAGCTTGTCGTTGTCAGCCAATAGTCCTTCGATACGTTCTTGTATCTGTTCTTTAGTTTCCATTGTCTTATCCTTGTTTGTGTTTTACGTAAGAGCCTTACCAAGTACGTGCCCAAAGCAGGCATCACCAAAAAACCAGAAAGCCCAAAAAACATAAAATGTAATTGTTAGTTTGCGGATCATGCTACATCCTTTGATATCCTTTCCAAGGTTTGGTTTATCCAGTGACACCGTAACGCCGCAGCCTCTCCTTCAATTTGTGTT